GGGCAATCGTGGCCGACGGTTATGTTTTCATCGGTAATCGCCCTATGCTGCAAATAGGGCCGATAGGGTCACGCTCGGGCATGCTGGTGGCATACCGAACCGACAAGGGTCTGATGCTGCGGACTGGTTGTTTCTTTGGCACCGCTGACCAGTTTGTCGATGCTGTGCGCAAGACCCACGGTGACAACACACACGCTGTCGATTACATGGCGGCGCTCGATTTCATCCACAACTGGTTTTCGAGGACAGAATGACTGACACCACCAGACCCCCCGGGCGCCCCCGGGTACGACAGACGCGCGCCACTGATGCCAGCGTCGCCCTCTCACTCGTACAGGCCCGCTTGGACCTGTCAGCGCATGGTATGGCTCAGTATCTGGGTGTGCCGGTCGCTACCTTCCGCAACTGGCGAGACGGGCACCGCGAGCCCCCTGCCCTACTCCATCGTCTGCTCGATGTGCTCGGCACCGTGGAGGCCCTGGCGCCTGGGATACACGATCAACTGCTGCCGGGGAGGGAGTGAACCACCGCACCAAAAGAAAAGGGGCCCATCGGCCCCTTTCTCACGTTCCCGTCGCCCGTAGCTCGTCGTCCCATTCCGGGTCATATCCGGCAACGAGGCGCCTGGGGATCTTGGCAATCCTCGTGCGCTCGTCCTGCTGACGCTGCCTGGCGAGTACGATCTTTTTCCGCTGATCAGCGAACGCGCTGGCCACCACCGGGTTGATCGCCCACTGAATCGACCGGATCGACGATGCATCGGTCTTGACGACCCAGCCGGCGTGCTCCAGTGCATCCATTGCCTCGATCACCATCTGCTCTTGCACGGCAGGCGAGCGGATCTGCTCCAGCTGCCGGCGGGCACCACGCCGAATATCACTCATCGTGATAATCTCCCGCCCCTCGCAGTGATAGAGCAAATAGTCGCGCACCCACTGGTCGAAAGGCACGTGCTTGGTGTCATAGGAGAGCGTGTAGCGCAGCGCAGAGATGACGTACTCGCGCACGAAGCGGATTGCTCGGGCGAGCGTATCAACTCCGACCACGGTTGAAAATGGATTTTCGATCAGGTGCCACAGCATCGTGATGCGTGCCGTCACACCTTCGAGCTTGCCGAACGCGGTCAGGTACGAGTCATCCGACTGCAGCGTCACCTCGTCGCGTTTTGCCTGCTCGAACCAGAGTTGGAACTCGCGGAACAACACCAGTGCCTCGGGTGACAGTGTGTAGGTCGCAGTCGGCAGGCTGTGGACGAGGCGCACAATCTGCTCCCATTCCTGCTGACCGTTCGTCGGTCCCGGCTCCCCTCGGCGTGTGCGACTTGTATCGAGGATGCCCGGAATGAATCGCTGCAGCAGGCCATCGGTCGCCAGGTACTCGACCGACTCTCGCAGCACGGCAGGCTGGATGTTCCCATAGACGCTGATGGCAAACACTTCGGCCATGATCGACCCGGCGCCCACCCGATCCATCTCGTAGCGGCGTGCCTCGTAGGCTTGAACCCAGGCGCTGCGGTCCTCACCACTCCCACGGTCGTACATCTTCCGGCACCACGCCGACATCTCATCGAGGAAGCACAGCAGCCCCCGGGGCCGCTCGGCAGCGTACCGAACGAGCTTCTGCGACGTGATGTCGCTGATCTTGATTCGCAGCGGTTGCGGTTGCGGCGGCAATTCGATCACCGGGGGCAATTCACCCGTGCCGATGCCAGTCGATGCCGCTTCGAGATAGTCCTTCTTCTGCGCCGAGTACAGCGCTTCTTGCGCTTCCCATGAGAGGAGAGCTTTCTTCCACCGGGGCACGTCCTCGGCTTCGAGCGTGTGCAGCGGCTCGATCATCGGCTGAGAGCCCGGGGACTTCTTGTCGGCTGGACTGCCCACCACCATCAACCAAACCACCGGGGGCACCTCGTAGCCATCCATCAGCCGCAGCCGGGAGCGGGCATCGGCAACGCCGGCGATCGCCGCGAGGCCGGCGTAGAGAGGGATCAGCGGGTCGCAGCCAACGTGCTCCGACACCTCGACGGCTCGACGGGCGAGCGGTTCGGGCCAGATGGACGGGTCGATCTGCGGCGCTGGTGGCGCCTGATCCTGCATCATCGCTGCAAGCTGTGCAGGCGTGACCAGTTGCTCGATGGGCTTGAACAGCACCGACGCATCGGGCGACGGCTTCACCCACCCGTGTTTGCGGGCCAGGGCGAACAGCGTGCCCAGCCGCACCACCGTGGCCTTGTCGCTGCGGAAGCTGCGCCATTGAGCCTCGACGACGCGGGGTCCAGGATATTTACTCGGCGCGCTGGCGCTCCATGCGTGCCACAGCCGATAGCCCTCGGTGAGCATGCCCCGCTCAGTGGCGGCGTGGTGAATCGCCATACCAACCGAAATCCACTCGTCGCGGCTGCACGTTGCCGGGATCGCCTGCAGCGCGGCGCGCATCTCGTCCCAGTCAGCGGCAACCTCGGTCGTCTGAGTTGGTTCTTGCCGCTCGCCATCGGCCAGCATCGACTGCCAGAGATCCAACAGCGGCATTGGGATCGTGGGCAGGCGCGACCAGTGCCCAAGACCCGCCCACCGATATGGCTGATTCGTCTGCGGGTGGATCGTCGGCGGTAGCACGTCCTGCACCGTCAGGCCGTCCGCCGTGGCGCAGCGCAGTTCATAGACCGTCTTGTCGAGCGTGACGCGTTTCGACGGCAGCGCCAGGCCGAACGGCATCGCATAGACGAGCTTCCCGTGCCCGGGTCGACCCGAGTCGATCACCACGGCATCGGGGGCGTCGTAGAGCGCCTGCAGGTCGATGCCGGCCAACATCAGCATCGAGGCGGCAATGGGCCAATCGTCGATGTCGAGGGCCATCGTGCCACTGTATGCATGGGCAAGGCCGATGCCGTGCCCTGGTGGCAAGGCAGCACTGGACTGCAGCGCAGCCTCGCGGCGGTTCCACCCCTGCGTCTGCGGACCCTTGCTCCCTCGCGGGATGGGCACAAGCGACCAGCCGTGTCGAATGTAGGCGTCTACGGACGCTGGGTGTTGCGCAGTGATTGATGATGTCATAGACTTCCGTTGTCCTTCCGGGGACTCTCCTCCTGTTGCTCACGCAGCCTCGGCCCGCCCTAACCCGGCGGGCCTTTTTCTTGGGGGTGGATCATCGCTGCACTCCCATGCGCTGCAGCCCATCCTGCGCCTGCTGCATCACTTCTCTGCTCATGTGAGTCTCCTGTGCAGTGCCTCGATGCGAGAGAGCATCACTCCATCGTCGTAGTTGTCAGGGTCTTCGACTGCCTCCGGCGGGACAACGCGAGAGCCCACCAACGCCTTTTGCAGACGCTCGATGGTCAGCGGCTGCAATGTAGGCGGGGTGGGCGCCTCCGGTGCGGCGGCGACCATCGTTCGCCACGTGCGCTTAGCCTCCGCGATCCAGAATGTACCCGGGCCTGCGGTGGCGGCCATCTCCTGCGTCGGCTCCTCCGGCACCATCCGCCAGCCGGGAGGTGCGACGGGTGCGGGCTGGGGTGAGGTGTAGAGTGCCCTGTACTCAACTTCATAGCCTTGCGAGTCGATTTCCCACGCGGGGCGTTGTGCAACTTTGCATGGCTGCCACACAGACCAGTCAGGCGTGCCTTTCTGCGGATGCCGAAACCTGTGTTGCGCCGCCACCGGCTGCGCCTGCTCTGCTCGCTTGCGTTCCTCTGCTGCTCCTGCCATCCAGGCTGCAGTCAGGTCGTCTTCCTGCTCTGCCAGCGGCTTCGGCGCGGGCATCCACGGTAGACCGGCGCCAGGGTCATGCGGAAGCGGCTTGCCGTCTGCCGCAGCCACGAGGTTGTCGAGCATCTCGACCGGCCCGCCTGCCACGCCCACCACCTGATACGCTGCCGCGCACAGGTCACGCAGCGGCTGCTGCGGCACGATGAGCGCGGGCGGCATGGCGTAGAGGGGCACCACGTCAAGCGGCTCCGCAAACATGTCGGCACGGCAAATGGCGGCCTCCTCCGTCCAGTACAGACCCCGGTCCTTGACCATCCACGCAACCGGCTGCGCCTGCTCTGCCACCTTCGCGTGCTTCGGGTTCGCGCCGAGGTCGCATCCTGGCTCCCACTCGCCGGGGCACTGCTCAGCCGGGCGGTCGCCGCAGGGGCACTTCTGCTCTGCCAGCGGCTGCGGCGCAGGCGGGGTGGTGTAGAGCGGCAGGAAGTCAGCGCATCGCTTCGTAGGCTCGACGCGGCACAAGAACGGAGAAATGCGGGCTTTCTGAAGGTGATCGGGCTGAATCCACGCCACCGGCTGCGCCTGCTCTGCCAGCGCGGCGCGGAGCGCATCCGCTGCTGCCATGAGATCGGCCTTGCACCCGCTGCCCTCGATCGCCTCCAGCGCCTGTTGTGCTGCTTCGCGTAGGGTGGTCATGCCTTTACTCCCTCTGCTTTGGCGATAGCGGCGCGGGCTTTCTCCCCAAGGCTGCAGACAATATCCTGCCACGGCGTGGTGTACATCGAGCCTTCTCCCGTGTACTTGCCAATTTCCTTCAACGCCTCCAGCAGCGCAGCGTTCTGCTCTCGCAGGCTGTCACGCTCCTTCCAGAGACGCTGAATCGCCGCGCTTTCGCGCTCTACCTCGGCCTCCATCAGCGCGTCACGCTGTTGCTCAAGGGCGAACATCCTCTCGTTCCACCATTCCTGACGCTTGCCGAAAGCCTCGTTGGCTTCGCGTAGCGCCGCATTCTCGGCGTGCAGCCTGCGCAGTTCGATGGCGGCCTCTTTATGACATGACTGCGTGTGGTACGCATCCAGTTCATGAGCCAGCCGCAGTGCTTCGGGTTGTGTCATTGATTCGCTCCTGTCGTTGAATGTGCTTGCATCGTATCACCGTTGTGGTACAGTGCGCAACATGACACAACGATCCACCTTCCTCACCGTGCGCATGCACCCGGGGACACACAAACGGTTCCGCGACAAGGCGGCGCGGTTCGGTGGTGTCGCCGAGGTCATTCGTGAGTTGGTCGAAGCATTCCTCGACGACCGACTCGTCATCCAACCCCCCACGACCCCCAAAAAGGAGAGTCTCTATGCTCGAACAGAAGCTCGATGAACTGGTCACGGCGATCAACGCCTTGGTGGCCGCGCTCAACGCAAAAGCAGCCCACACCCCGGCGCCCGTTGCGGCCCCGATGGTAGCGCCCGCCCCTGCGCCCGTCATCCCCCCGGTCATTGCAGCTACCCCTGCTGTGCCCGCTCCGGCCCCGGTGGTAGCTGCGGCACCCACTCTTGCTACGGCGTTCCCTTCTAACGCGATGCCCGCCCCGCCGACGTTCAGCGCCCCGGCACCCGCCCCCGTGGCGCCGCAGATCCCCTTCTCCGACCAGAAGGGTCTGGTGACCTACGTCATGGAGGCGTACAAGTCGATGGGTCCGCAGAAGGGTGCGCAGATCCAGCAGGTGCTCATCAACATGGGCTGCGGCAATATCAACGAAGTGAAGCCCGAGCAGTACGCGGCGCTGTACGCCGGCGTGGAAACGCTCAAGGCTCAGTGAAGGAGAACAGCATGATCAAGATCGAATCTGGCATCCCGGTGCCCGCCCGCACCAACCGACAAGGCGGTCGTCCGTCCATCTACCCGTTCGCTGACCTCAAGGTCGGTGAGTCGTTCTTCGTCCCCGGCAAGACGGTGAAGACGATGAGCCAGACCGCCAGCAAGGCAGCGAAGCGCCTAGGTATCGAAGTCATCACTCGCACCGTCGAGGGTGGCGTGCGAATCTGGAGGACTGCGTGAGCCACGCCACGCTGTCACCGAGCAAACGGCACCGATGGTCCGTCTGCCCTGGCAGCGTGCGCGAGGAGCGCGCCTATCCCGAGCAGCCGGGAGGACCGGCTGCAGTGGACGGTACGCACACGCACACGCTGCTGGAGCACTGCATCAAGGCCGGTGTCGCGGACCCCACGCCGATGGTGGGCATCAAGATGTCGGACCACGAGGGTGAGTTCGTCGTCGATGCCGACCGTGCGGCACGGGTGAAGGTCGCCATCGACTACGTGCAGCAGCGCATCGCGCCGACGATGGGCATGGCAAAGGTGATCGCTGAGCAGCGCGTCGATCCGTCGTTCCTGACCAGTCGGAACGATCTCAGCGGCACGGTGGACGTCCAGATCCACGACGAACTGAACCGGGTGCTGGAGGTGGTCGACTACAAGGACGGCATGAACGATGCCTGGGACTCGGCCATCCTGCAGATGGAGCAGTACGCTGTCGGCGCACTGGCTGCGCTGAAGGTGGCGAAGCCCTTTCGCTACCCATTCGACGTAGTGCGCCTGACTGTCATCCAGCCGAAGCTCGCGCTCAAGGGCGGTGAGGCTGTGCGGTCGAAGGACTACACAATCGACGAGGTGGTCGATGTCGTGGCCCGCGACATCGTGGTGCAGGCTGCAGCGACCGACCGACCGGATGCGCCCTTGGTGCCTGGCGAAAAGCAGTGCCGATACTGCGCCCACCGTGGTGCTTGCAGCGCTTTGGCCAACAAGGCGCTGGAGGTGGTCGACCGCGTGGACATCGTGTCGAGTGCTGCGAGCAAAGACCCGACCACGATGCCCGACGAGCAGATCGTCCAGATCATGGAGGCTGCACCGCTGATGCGGCAGCTGCTGGAGGCTGTCGAGAAGGAGGCGGAGCGCAGACTTAAGGCCGGCGTCGACATGCCTGGGCTCAAGATGGTGAACGGTCGCGGCACCCGCTCGTGGAAGCTGTCCGACGATGAGATGGCCGAGAAGCTCGTCAAGCTCGGCATCCCCAAGGGCGCGATCTACGAGACGAAACTGGTCAGCCCCGCCAAGGCCGAGAAACTGACTTGGAAGAAGCGGGACGGTAGCGACGTCCAACTGACCAAGAGGCAACTGGAGACGATGGAGCGCGAGTACGTGGTCAAGACGATGGGCAAGCCTGTCGTCGCGCTGGCCGCTGACTCCCGCGCCGCCGTCCAACTGAATGCGGCGCCGATGTTCAGCGCCGTCGAGAAGCCGGCTGAACTGCCGGCGTGGCTTTCGTAACCCTAAGAGGTAATCATGTCCGACGTAATCTTCCTGTCCAACGTGCGCCTGTCGTTCCCCCACCTCGTCGAGCCGCAGCGCAAGGTGTCTCCCGAGACCGGCAAGGAGCGCGTGTCCTACAGCGCCGACTTCATCATGCCGCCTGACCACCCGGGCTTCGCGCAGTTCATGCGCCGGGTCAACGAGATGGCGCTGGAGAAGTGGAAGCAGCACGCCCAGCAGGTGCTGACCATGATCAACGCCGACCGCAAGCTGCGCTGCTACGGCGACGGCAACCAGAAGGTCAACGGTAAGACCTTTCAAATCTACGACGGCTATGCCGGCCAGATGTACCTGACTGCGGGCACCGACACTCCGCCACAGATCATCCAAGCGGATGGCTCACCCATCGACCCGAACAACACGATGGCCTACCAGCAACTGACCCGCGCGATGTATGGCGGCTGCAGGGTCAACGTGGCGGTCAAGCCCTGGCTGCAAGACAACAGGCACGGGCGTGGTGTGCGCGCCGACCTCGTGGCGATCCAGTTCGCTGGCGACGATCAGGCGTTCGGCGAGGGCCGCGTGGACGCCTCGGGCATGTTCGGCGCGGTGCAGGCCGCACCCGCTGCCGCACCGGTCCCTGCGTTCATGCCGCCGGTGATGCCTGTGCCGCCGTTCATGCAGGGTTGATCGGGTGGGGGCTACGGCCCCCTATCTCAACGTAAGCGGTAAGCGTAATGACGAACGACTACATCTGGGACTTGGAGGTCTACCCAAACGTCTTCACGATGGCCGTGGAGCACGCCGACGCGCCGATCTGCTGGATGTTCGAGATCAGCGACTGGCGCAACGACTCCAAGGAGATCGTGGAGTTCGTGCGCTGGCTCGCTGACAGCGGCGCCCGCATGGTGGGCTTCAACAGCATCGGGTTCGACTATCCGGTGCTGCACCAGTTGCTGATGATGGGCTCGTGCAGCGCGGGCATCCTGTACGCCAAGGCGCAGGCCATCATCGACTCGCAGACCGACGAGGGTGACGACCGCTGGCTGCACCAGGTACGCCCGAGCGACCGGGTGGTCGAGCAGATCGACCTGTTCCGCATCCACCACTTCGACAACAAGGCCCGCTCCACGTCACTCAAGGCGCTGGAGTTCAACATGCGCGCCGACAGCATCGAGGATCTGCCGTTCCCCGTTGGCACGGTGCTGACCCGGGAGCAGGTCGAGGTGCTCAAGCGGTACAACCGCCACGACGTCGCACAGACGAAGCGGTTCTATCACCACTCGCTCGACATGATCCGGTTCCGGGAGGAACTGACGGGGAAATACGGGCGCGACTTCCTGAACCACAACGACACGAAGATCGGCAAGGACTTCTTCGTGATGAAGCTGGAGGAGGCCGGGGTCCAGTGCTACGACTTCGGCCCCGATGGTCGCAAGCCTCGGCAGACCCCGCGCCCGAGCATCGCGCTGCGCGACGCCATCCTGCCGTGGATCACGTTCGAGCGGCCCGAGTTCCAGCGGGTGCTGGACTGGCTCAAGGCGCAGACGATCACCGAGACCAAGGGGGTCTTCACTGACCTGACGGCGACGGTGGACGGGTTCACGTTCGTCTTTGGACTCGGGGGCATCCACGGCTCGCTGGAGAACGTGGTGGTCGAGTCCGACGACGAGCTCGTCATCATCGACCTCGACGTCACCAGCTACTACCCGAACCTCGCCATCACGAACGGGTTCGCCCCTGCGCACCTGGGGCGCGAGTTCGTGACCATCTACGGCAACCTGTTCGAGCAGCGCAAGCAGTACCCCAAGAAGTCAGCGGAGAGCGCCATGCTGAAGCTCGCGCTGAACGGGGTCTACGGCGACAGCAACAACCGCTTCAGCGTCTTCTACGATCCGCTGTTCACCATGAGCATCACGCTCAACGGGCAACTACTGCTGTGCCTGCTGGCCGAGAACATGCTGAAGGTGCCCGGACTGAGCATCGTGCAGGTCAACACCGATGGCGTCACGGTGCGCGTGCCGCGTAGCCAGATCGCAGCGGTGGACGAAGCGTGCGGTTGGTGGATGCGCCTGACCAAGCTCAACCTCGAACAAGTGCGCTACCGGCGCATGTTCTTGAGGGACGTCAACAACTACATCGGTGAGTACGAGGATGGGTCGGTCAAGCGCAAGGGCGCCTACGAGTGGAAGGTTGGCTGGCACCAGAACGCCGGTGGACTGGTGATCCCCAAGGTGGCCGAGAAAGTGCTGCTCGAAGGCGCACCGATCCGCGAGACCGTGGAGAACTGGCCCGACAAGATGGACTTCATGCTGCGCGTCAAGGTGCCTCGGTCGAGCAGCCTGCTGTGGGGCGAGGAGCGGGTGCAGAACACATGCCGCTACTACATCGCCCGGGGTGGCAGGCCGCTGGCGAAACTGATGCCGCCACTGGCGCGCAAGCCTGGCGAGTGGCGGCGCATCGGTGTCGAGTCTGGATGGAACGTCCAAGTGTGCAACCGCATTGAGGATGCCGTGCTGCCGGTGGACTTCGATTACTACGTCGAGGAAGTGGAGAAGCTGACACTGGGGCTTGCATGATCCACTATCACGGACTTCCTGTTTCCGGCGCTCAAACCGTGGCAACTGCAGCCATTGGTGGAGGACACGCCTTTGTCACTTTCGCCACACCGCAACCTCTTGGTCATGCAGTTGAGGTTTGCCAATCGTTTGCTATCGACAATGGCGCTTTCAGCGCATGGCAAAGCGGCAATCCTATTACCGATTGGGGTCCGTTCTACGAGTGGGCGCAGATGTGTCAGCGCATCCCGTCGTGTGACTTTGCGGTAATTCCAGATGTTATAGATGGCACCGAATTGGACAACGATTATCTACTTTGGGAATGCCCATTGCCAAAGTGGTTTGGTGCTCCTGTATGGCATATGCATGAGTCGCTGGATCGTCTTGAACGACTCATGAGTGACTATCCGCGAATTTGCCTTGGTAGTTCTGGTCAGTATGCTGTCGTGGGAAACGAATTGTGGTGGCAACGAATTGACGAGGCAATGAGGGTAATCTGTGATTCCGAAGGTCGTCCGATGTGCAAACTTCACGGTCTACGGATGCTAAATCCCAAAGTGTTTACGCGGCTTCCGTTTACCAGCGCCGATTCCACAAATATTGCTCGCAATGTGGGCATCGACAAGCATTGGGTGAAAGGCAACTATCTTCCGCCCACTAAGGAGGTGCGCGCTCAAGTGATGCGCGCACGCATTGAGGCGCACAACGCGCCAGCACGTTACTTGTTTAAGGAGAGCACATGACTCTGTACTTCGCAATCGTCATTTATGCCGCAGCCATGACGCTCGCTAATCTCAGTGTGGCCGCTTTCGGCCCGTGGGTGAGCCCGATCAATGCATTCATCCTGATCGGTCTCGACCTCGCCCTGCGCGATTGGCTCCATGTCCGTCTGAAGGCTTGGCAGATGCTGGCTCTCATCGGGGCGACGGGCCTGCTGACATACATCCTCAATCCGGCAGCTGGGCAGATCGCCATCGCAAGCGCGTGCGCGTTCTCCGCTGCGGCGCTGGTGGATTGGGGGACGTTTGCAAGGCTCAAGGGGTCTTGGATGTACCGGGCGAACGGATCGAACGTCGCGGGCGCTGCGGTGGATTCGCTGGTGTTCCCGACGCTGGCCTTTGGCGCACTGATGCCGCAGATCGTCGCCATGCAGTTTGTGGCGAAGGTCGCGGGTGGGGCAATTTGGGCTTGGGTGCTAAACCGAGTGTTGAATCGTGTCTGAGCCTCGCGTGAACTTCGCTGCCTGGAACCACGAGACGCTGGCTCGATTTGCCGAGGAGGCAACCGAGAAGATGGAGCGTCAACAGGCCGAGATTGAACAACTGCGCGCTGACCTGCGGGTGGCGCTGGATGCCTACAGGAGAGTCATCAGTGAGAAGCCCTGACCTGTACCTGGGAGACTGTCTGTTCTGGCTGGCCATGATGCCCGACAACAGCGTCGATGCGGTCGTTACCGATCCGCCTTACGGCCTGTCGTTCATGGGCAAGAAGTGGGACTACGACGTGCCGAGCGAAGCGATCTGGCGCGAGTGCCTGCGCGTGCTGAAGCCGGGTGGTCATCTGCTGGCGTTCGCCGGCACGCGGACGCAGCACCGTATGGCGGTGCGCATCGAGGATGCCGGGTTTGAGATTCGGGACATGATCGCCTGGGTGTATGGGTCGGGGTTTCCGAAGTCGCTGGATGTGAGCAAGGCGATTGACAAGGCGGCGGGGGTGGATGGCGAGTACGGCGCACCAAAGTCCGCTGCTCATGCCGGCTGGATCGATCGCGGACGTATGCGCGGCGAAGAAGGCCACGAGGGCTATCAACGCCCTTGGATGGCAAACGCCGATGCGGTGGACAAGAACGCCCGCCAGTACATCGGCGGGACAGAAGCCGCCCGCCAGTGGCAAGGCTGGGGCACCGCGCTCAAGCCCGCGCTGGAGCCGATCACCGTGGCCCGCAAGCCGCTGATCGGCACCGTGGCCGAGAACGTGCTGGCGCACGGCACGGGGGCGCTGAACATTGATGGGTGCAGGGTGGGCACCGACGGCGGCACGGCGAAAGGGAGCAAGCCGCAGGGTGCCGGAAACGGCATCTATGGTGATGGGCTGCACGGCGCATGCGAGATAAAGCAACTGGACGCCGGCCGCTGGCCCGCCAACCTGATCCACGACGGCAGCGACGATGTGGTGGGGCTGTTTCCGGAAACTGGAGTAAGCAAAGGAACGGCCCAATTCAAAACCCACACCACTTACCAGTGGAGCAAAAGCCACGCAGATGCGACAACAGAACCTCAGCACGGCACTGAGATTGGCTACGGCGACACCGGCAGCGCCGCTCGCTTCTTCTACTGCGCGAAGGCCAGCAAGCGGGATCGTGGCGATGAGAACAAGCATCCAACGGTCAAACCCACTGACCTGATGCGCTACTTGTGCCGTCTCGTAACGCCACCCGGGGGCACCGTGCTCGACCCGTTCATGGGCAGCGGCAGCACCGGCAAAGCGGCAGCACTCGAAGGCTTCCACTTCATCGGCATGGAGCGCGACGCCGACTACTTCACCATCGCCCAAGCGAGGATTGACCATGCTCGAAAAGCAGATTGAGACCAAGGTGTGCGACTACGCCAAGCAGCGCGGCCTGCTGGTCTACAAGTTCACGTCGCCGGCACGCGCCGCGGTGCCCGACCGCCTGTTCATCCTGCCCAACGGGCGCATGTTCTTCTGCGAGTTCAAGCGCGAGGGGCAGAAGCCCACGATCCCGCAGGAGCGTGAACACAACCGGCTGCGGGGGCACAAGGTCAACGTGTTCGTCGTTGACAACGTGGCGTCTGGGGTGGCGATGATCGACGAGATGGTGGGGCTGTGCTGACACCCAACCTGCTCCACGACTACCAGAAGAAGGCGGTCAACTTCCAATGCACTCACGCGCAGTCGATGATGTGGCTGGACATGGGGCTCGGGAAGACCGTCATCACGCTGACCAGCCTTGCGCACCTGTTGTCCACCGGCTACCTGCGCGGAGTGATCATCGTCGCTCCGATCCGCGTCATCCGACTCGTGTGGCGCCAAGAGTCTGCGAAGTGGGAGCACACGAAGCACCTGCGCTTCAGCATGGTCACGGGCACCAAGGACCAGCGCACCCGGGCGCTGATGCGTCCTGCTGATATCTACCTCATCAACTACGAGAACCTGAAATGGCTCGCTGAGACCCTGCAGACGTACTACATCGCCAAGGACAAATCGCTGCCGTTCAACGGGATGGTGTGGGACGAGATTAGCAAGATGAAGAACAGCGCCACGGATCGGGTGCATTCGTGGTTTGACGGAACACGAAAAAATAACTTACTTGATCACTTCATCTGGCGTACTGGTCTAACTGGCACCCCCGCATCCAATGGCTACAAGGATTTACACGGCCAATTTCTTGTGGTGGATTCGGGTGCGCGATTGGGAACCAGTAAAACAAAGTTCATGACTCAATGGTATAAAAAAGCTGCGGACGAGAGTCGAAAAGTTATTGCATACAGGGACACCCAAGAAGGAATCAAGAACCTCATCGGCGACATCGCGCTGGAGATGTCAGCCGAGGACTACAACCCGCTGCCCGACCTCATCGTCAACAACATCGAGGTCGAGATGGACGGCGAGGTCCGGGCCAAGTACGAGCAGCTGGAGAAGGAGTTCTTCCTGCAGCTTGACAGCGGCACCACGGTCGAGGTGTTCAACCAAGGCTCGCTGACCAACAAGGCGTTGCAGTTCAGCAACGGCGCCGTGTACCCGGTGGCCGGCATGCCTCTGTGGGAGCCGATCCACGACCTCAAGCTCGACGCGCTGGAGGAGATCATCGACGAGGCTCAGGGTTCTCCCGTCTTGTGCGCCTATGCCTATCGGAGCGATGCTGAGAGGATCATGGCGCGGTTCAAGGACCTGCGTCCGATCAACCTGACCGAGTGCAAGACCGAGGGGTCACTCACGGCTGCGATGGACAGATGGATGAAAGGAGATTGTCAACTCATGATTGGCCATCCCGCCAGCATGGGACATGGCATCGACGGCCTGCAAAAGCGTGGGCGCACGGTGGTTTGGTTTGGGCTGAACTGGTCACTCGACTTGTACGAGCAGATGAACGCCCGGGTGCGCCGTCAGGGTCAAGGTGCCCCGGTGATCTGCCACCGGATCATGTGCCGCGACACTCTGGACCAGGCACAGGCCATCGCACTCGACGAGAAGGCGACGACGCAGAACGCGCTGCGTAGCGCCGTGAAGAAGTACCGACAACAGAAGGGGGTTTGATGGGATCACTGCGAAGACACCTCGCCAGCGTGTCATGCCATGCGGAGGCAATCTCGGTCCTCATCGCTGGACCGACAACGGTGCGCGGCTTGTGCGAGGAGTCCGGGCTGGCGTACAACGCCTGCCGGAAGTTCGTTGCGACGCTGTACCGGCGCAAGCTCGTGCGTATCGCAGCCTGGGAACAGGACAGTATCGGCCGCTGGACGATCGCAGCCTACGCCTGGGGTGAGGGCAAGGACACCAAGCGTCCGCCAGGACTGACGCCCACGCAGCGCAGCCAGCGGATGCGGGATCGAATGAAGGCGATGCAGCACGCAATCGCCATTGCAGGAGGTAGGAATGAAGTGCCCAGAGTGCGGAACGTGGACGCAAGTCCTCGAAACAAGGCA